TATCTACGGCTCTGCCACAGTGAAAAATATCTGCGACTCTGCCACAGTGAAAAATATCTACGGCTCTGCCACAGTGGAAAATATCTACGGCTCTGCCACAGTGAAAAATATCTACGGCTCTGCCACAGTGGAATATATCTGCGACTCTGCCACGGTGAAAAATATCCGCGGCTCTGCCACAGTGGAATATATCTACGACTCTGCCACAGTGGAAAATATCTGCGGCTCTGCCACAGTGAAAAAAGCAAAATGATCGTGTGTTATTATTGGAAGCGAGTACGGGTGGGATAAAAAAGAAACATTGGTTCTTGCTGAAAATGCTACATTCAAGGATTGCGAAACAAAAACAATCTATCAATCTGGCGATTGGAAACTTGTAAACGTGAAAGGTGGAAAAATTAATGAATAATATTTGTATCACAGGAAGATTGACAACAGACCCTGACGTGCGTACCACGCAGAGCGGAATTTCTGTTAGCGTGGCGAATATCGCCGTTGACCGTGATTATAAGTCGGGTGGTGA